GCGTACTCCTTTGCCTTCATGAGCTCTGCAAGGGCCATCTTAATCTCAGTAGGGTCATGCTCTTCTTGCTGACCACTCTCAACGTTAGAGCATTCAGGGCAACCACCACAATGACAACCTTGAGCAGCGTCTACGCATCCACCTTCTTGTGACTGTACATCTACAACAATGGCCTGTGGAGCAACTCCACCCATATAAGCCTCTGCAATTAAATCTAGTTTAGGATTATTCCTCATGTTATTATTTAAGCAGATAATATATCTTTTATAATATCTTTATCTGTCTGGTTGATTTCTTCCGGAGTAAAGTAATCTACTGCAGTACTAATATCATCTGCGATCATAGCACGTGTTTGTGTACCTGATATACCCTCTGCCTGCATAGGTATTTTAACTACCTGCACCAATGGATACTTCTCAATGTTCTTCTCAAAGTATGAATATCTCTGTACATCTTCATCTTTATCACCAGCACCGACTATAATTTTAATATCCTTATTAGCATCAGCAAATTCATATACAGATCTAACTGGTGTAACACCTGCAATAGCCACTTCAATAGGTTTACCTAAATATCTAGCATATACCTCCCAAATGTCTCTTGCCTGGTCAGCAGTAATACCATCACGCTCCTTCTTACCAATTAAAATAATACCCTTATCAGCATCCTGAAGTATATATTTAAATGCATTAAAGTGTCCTTTGGTAGGTGGTTTATATCCACCAGGTAGTAGGGCTACTGTTTCGTGAGTTTCCTCACCTTCAAAATATTCCTTAAATGTAATCATTAGCCGAATTGCTTATTAGGGTTAAAATTTGCTTTACTAAACTCTAATCTATCAACAAGCTTAACTGCACTACCATCATTACTCACAGCAACAAAGCCCTCTGGTGCGGTAGTCTTTAATACACCAGTACCATCATCAACAAAATGCTTGGTAGTGTAGGTTGCTGTATTATACTTATTAATAAACATATGCTTTGCCTGTGATAGTAGCTTCGTTACCTTGAAGAGATTTACAATATTATTTTTTTCCTGTGTAACCTCCGCTATTTTCTTCTTCCAGCTTTCCTCTCTATCCCTCTTACCACGAACACTCTTTAACTTCTCTACTGCCTTTACTTTCTTATCTTCAAGCCAATTAATAAACATATTATATGATTGTTCGGGGTTATCTAAAAACTTACCCTGTCTTATTTCAGAGTTAATATATATATTAATATCATCTAATGGTAAGTTCTTATAATTTACCTTAATAGAATCTGCTGTCTTAATATAATCCCGTACTTGTTTTGTTTCATCGGTCGTTAGCGTTACAACACCAGTATCATCCTTAAAGAACGCATCATCAACCCATACACCAGGTACATTCTTAAGCTTATTAACCTTTGCTCCATAAGATGCATTACCGTCAATGCTATCATATTCTGTATGAAATATAACACCAAGTACACTATTTGATAACTTCTTACCCAAAGCACTATTAGCTTCAACAGCATATTTTATCGTATTTGGCTTGAACGTATAATGAGGTACATCATCTATATTTTCCTTGTTTATTGAAGCAGAATCAAACATTAAGTCTCCCTGCATTATATTCTTAATACCAAGTTGCTGTAAAAGTGGAAAAGCTCTTTTAAGCTTAACAGCTAAACCAGCATTATCACCATGATTAACCTCAATGTCATTTATGCTGTAGTTAATCTTAGGATTTTTATTATAAATTGATTTGGTACCCATGAAAAACTTTCCATTATCTGGATGCCGACCGCAAAATATAGCAGGTGCACCATCCCACTTAACAGTGGTTCCTATTTTTCTTTTACTCTTACCTTGAAGGTGTGATAGTAAGTTCGTCAGAAATGTTCTTGCCTGGTCATACCCCACTTGACCTTTTTTAAGTATAAGCTCCTCTAAGTGAGTAAGGTGTGTGTTTGCACCCTCATTCACCAGCTCATATGCTTCGTAATATTGTTTAAAGTTTTTCATGATTTTTTATTTATGATCCTAATGAACCTAGACTGCTGCTCACATCAGCAACTCGTCCTGGGGTAGCTCTTGTATTCTTTAACATATTAATAGTTACACCACTACCATCAAACATCGACCCTTTATCTGAATGATATTTAAACGATATTTTTTTATCATTCAAATATTTTATCATATCAAATGGATCCATATCGATAACACTCGAATCAAATCCTATAGTTCGTGTACCCTCAAATATTTGTACATACTCAAAAGCACCAACCTTCTCTTTGTATTGCTTTATATGGAAAGTACCTATGAGCTGTGATAAAAATAAGCTATTAACACTCATTACATCTTCAATCGGTCTATTAAAAAAACCATTATTTATTTTAATATGTGTTCCAGTAAAACCGCCCCACTCTTTTATTCCATTAAATAAATCACTTATAGTATTACCACCCTGTTCCTTAACATAATTAATTACACTAGCGCGATCTTCTATAAACTCTCTTAATCTCTTACCATCATCTATAGTTATATTCTTACCTACCCTACCGCCTTGTTTTTTAAGCTCAATTCCATGATTATTGATCTCAATATCACCAACCTTGGGTTTTGTACCGTTAAAAAAGAATGCAAAAAAACATTCCCCCGGACCACCGGCCCCTCTAGTCTGACCAAAAGTAGAAGCCGGTCTTATCTTATCTATTAAATATTTATCGTAAGTAAATTGTCCGTCATATAATTCATTGAGCAGATCGAGATAGTCAAACTCAGTAGTTGTTTTTAGACGTTCGAGAAACAAATTACCTGCTTTTGTTAAAAAATCTCTATCATCTATACGTTCGCAAAATTTTGATAAATCGGTTGAATTGCTTATATATTCAAAAAGCCTTTCTGCAGTCTCGTTATATAAAGATTGATCCTCTCTAAACATATCCGACTCTACACCCCTTTTAAAAATAATTTCATGAAGTCTATGATTATCTGCTTTTGACGTGTGCATCATTGGATTTACGACTTTATCAAAATATGCGGTAGTTATATTATAATTACCCTCCCTTTCTCCAGATACGTTAATTTGAACCTCTTCACCTAATATATTTAAATGCTTCCTAGGTTGTACAGGCTTACCCGCAATACCGCTATATAGATTCTCTAATGACTTTTTACCGTAGTTCATATTAGTTAATATCTGTTGTAAGATTAAGCATCTTTTTAGTATCATTAACACTTAGCTCAAGCATGCTCTCAATTGACTCGGCTACATCTTTTGGATTACTATCAAGCAATGTAGCCTGAAGCTCCTTAACAATCTTTCCTTCACTCTCGTCAGGTACATGTAAAAATGCCTTAACAAGCAAGTCAACTAAATACTTCTCACCTTCAGTAGTAAGTGGTGCAACTGAAGCTGGCTGCTCCGTTACATCAGTCGCATCAATAGGCTCCTCACCTACAATATCCTGCTCGATTAAAGTCTTATACTTCTCTATTAGGTTTAGTGTTTTCATTATATTACAAATTAATCTTTTTGGCTGCGGTTTCAACCTTCTTAAGCATGTCCTTTTTAATCTTCTTTACCCTACGGCTTGTTGGTGATAAATTACCCTTAAGACCTCCATCCGGAATGGATAGTACTGATCCTAAAGTCTTTGCTGTTTGATCAATAGTCATTTCTTGATCCTCATGTGCATCAACCTTCTTAAAATCCTTTACCTCGACAACTACTTGTGAACCATCGTCTAAAGTAAAGGTCATTTCATCTCTGAACTGCTTAACAGCAACATTTTTAACACCTTTATTAGATAGAAAGCGCTGTAGTGCACGCTTACCTTCAATAATATTATCTAATGCGTCATCCGGCATTAACGACTCTACCTGCTCGAGAAACTTTTCACTCATGTATATATTTATGGAAGTAGCGACAGTTTTACATTTATATCTCCCAAAAACTCTTTTTCAAGTTGCTGTAATTCATACCTCTTCAAAAATTGTCTAAACTTCTGAAAGGATACTCCAGCGCTATCTTTTTTCTTATATACATTATAGTCAAGTTCCTTTATGAACTCATACCAATCACACTCACCATACATTATATTGGTTGGTAGGGCGCTGAATATTCTTTTTACAAGCTTTGATTCCTCAGTATCTTTATTAACCTTGTAATAAAACCACTTTTTATTTTTTGTTGACTTTACAGCATCCAATAACTGCTTAATAATAAAGTGAACTCCGAGCTTATTCTTTTCTTTACGGGTCAACTTAAGCTCGTTTTCAGTTATATACATAATGTAGTCGTTAAACGAGTCAGTAAGATAGCTATTAAGATTAACAAACACTATATCACGCTTCTGATCATAAAGCTGTCTATGTTCTTTTGCCAATTCTACACGTGTACTCACATCCATATTATATGAACGTTCCTTATTGCTTTCTTTTACCAAGTCGGCAATTTATTATGCCATTATAATAATCACCTCTTAATAACACCTCCTTCTCAAACTGGATTTTCGTCTCCTCATATGCCAACTGCCACTTTGAATCACAAAACATTAGAATCTCAAAGGTAAAATTATCTTTTCCAATCGATACTATATCCTCATTTAACTGTCTTGAGGAAGAAGTGTAGGTTCTCCAGTCAGTCTCAACAATACTATGTCTTTTATTCTTCTTACCCTTTAAGGGCGCTCTTTTTTTAGTGGTTAGACACTGTTTTTTACCAATATACTTCTTATTATTAGTATTATTAGTTATAAGGTAAATAAACCCAAAAGGTACACCATCAATGCCCTCTTTAATAAGGGTATTACGCCAATGCCCAGTATCTTCCATTAGTCCTTTTTAAGAATATTGATTGTACTTACCAATGAAGCACCAACCGTTATGATAGACTCAGCTTGATCCGGAGCCAATCTCCAACCAAGTAAAGTAGCAACAGTAATAATACCACGCCAAGTACTTTCTTGCCTAAGCCTCGACATAATACTGTCTTGAACAAATCCGTGCTTACACTCTACAACCGTCTCTTTGTTTTCTTCACTCATGATACTTTTGACTTTCTTCTCATAAGGAAACAAGCCTCACCTCTATCCTTAAGTAATTTTTCTAAATCTTCAAATGTAATATAGCAGTCACCATCCTTGCCCCACTCTTTACCCCATGAGTTTCTTAGAGTAACATAACCCTTCTTAACGTTAACTGCTCTTGCTAAAATAGCATGACCACCAACTACATCACCAGTAGGTCTAATAAAGCCTTTATCATCTGGATAGTACATGTCATCGTGCCATGGAATACCTAGTACTGCAGGACCATTGTGACCAATACCGTACAACACATCATCAATGTTGAACGCCCACCTATACTCTTTAATGTAACCTAAATCTTTAATTCTCTTTACACCAGCCAATACACTAGTGCCATGATAAACTGGTACTGCACCTGGATATGATCCACCATGCCATGGATCTGACTTCTGTGCTTCCCAATAAACATTCTCAACCAGGAAGTCGTAGCTTAATCCTTTTACCTCTGCTGGTCTTGCTGCCAACTCATGCCCTAAAGCAAAGCCAACACACGCACCCTCAGTGCCCTGATCAAACCAATCATTACATCGCCATGTATATGATCTAAGCTTACGCGTTGTTCTAATAGAGGCAATCGAATAGCCTCTGCTTTTTTCATCAAATTGCTCTACACGATCTAACTTCAAGTCAGACGTCATAATATTATTTTTCAGAAACGTTCTCATATAATTATTTATTCACTTCTTCTTCCTCTTTTCTTTTCTTACACGCTACACACCTTTTACCTTTTTTGCACTTCTTACACTTTGTAATACCACTACGTGTTAGTGTGCCACCAAAGATAGACTTAGGTATTCTATTATCTCCAGTCGCGTATGAATCCGTATTACCTACAGAACCACCTTCTAGCCCCTCAGAACCACCAAGAGCACTACTAGCTGTCATCTCCTCCTTAAGCACCTTAAAGAATTTACGCTCAAACATATCCATGTATATATTTATCTTATATGTTGATTTTTCTATGGCTTAGGTTATAATTAATATATTATGGATTTATTAAAGCGTTATATGGACGAGATCGGTCAAGATCTTGTTGTAGATGATTTTAATCTTAAGGAGGTACAGATGAGACTACCAGCTCGTAAACATTTTTGGGTAGCTAGGTTGATGGATGCCAAAGTAGAGAAGAATAAACTACTAGCTAAAAAGAAGCAGCTTAAAAAGGAGCTCACAAAAAAGGTAATTGCCGACTCACCAGTTAAAATCAGCTTATCTACAGCGGAGCAACATGCTGAGAGACATGAATCAGTTATTAAAATTACAAATGATATAAGTGAGCGTACAGTTATAGTAGAGTACTTAGAGAAGGTTGAAAAGGTTTTATCAGCAATGAGCTTTGACTTAAAAAATATTGTTGAAATTAACAAACTCGAGATGCTTTAGTAATGATTTCTTTTGATTATAGTAAAAGTACTAACAAGCTTAAGATCAGATGTGAGGATACTGATTTGTTTAGTGAAATACGAGAACATTTTAGTGTAGAAAATCCAAATGCCCGCTTTGCTAGGCGGTATAATAGGTTTGCCCCATCACGTAAGTATGTTATTACGGGTACTGGTACGTGCGAGCTTGGGTTATATTGGGAAATTCGTAAATATCTAATTAGTAATCAAATTAACACAGATATAACCATTAGTCCAAACCTTGAAAAGGCATTAAAGGTAGGCATCAAAACGGAGTTATGTGGTGGGTTTAAGTTTGAACTACGTGATTACCAGTCTGATGTAGTTAAAAAGGCATTAAGTCTAGGTAGAGGTACGTGTGTATTAGGTACAGGTGCTGGTAAGACCTTTATTACTGCTGCATTAATTGAGAACTTCTTTAGAAACTCACCGGATAGAGATACATTTAAGTGTTTAATGCTTGTACCAGACTTAGGTTTGGTGTCACAGACGTATGATGAGTTTATTAACTGCGGTTCTACGTTTAAGCTTACTAAATGGACAGGTAAACATAAGCCAGACCTTACTGCTAACGTAATAATTGCAAATATTGGCATCATTCAGAGTAGATTTGAAGATAATGACTGGTTAAAGTATATAGATTTATTAATAGTTGATGAGTGTCATAAGATAACTAGTGGTAATAAGATATCAAAGATAGTACACAAGATTAAAACACAAAATAAATTTGGATTTACTGGTACATTACCAGAAGACAATGTAGATAAATGGTCAATTATAGGTAAACTAGGACCGGTTATATACGAAAAGACAAGTTATGAGCTCAGACTTGAAGATCATCTCGCAAATGTTAGTGTAAAGGTACTAGAACTTAACTATACACAGCGAATTAACTATGTTACTAACAATAGATACAGGGAAGAGCTAGATTTTGTGTATAAAAACGCGGACCGTAATAGTTTTTTAACAAAACTATGCGCTAAACTGCCAAATAACATATTAGTTTTAGTAAATCACATCAAACACGGTGAAATTCTACAAGAATACCTAGAAAAGGTAGAAAATAAGCAGGTTTACTTCATTAGAGGTGAAGTTGCTGTAGAAGAACGTGAAGAAATTAAGCAAATTATGGAGAAACATGATAATGTTGTGTGTATAGCTATAAGTGCTATTTTCTCCACGGGTATTAACATAAAAAATTTACACAATATTATATTTGCCGCAGGAGGTAAGTCGTTTATACGCACAGTACAGTCTATTGGTAGAGGACTACGTAAGCATTCATCAAAAGATAAGCTTATTATTATGGACGTGTGTGATAACCTACCTTACGGTATGAGACACTGTGAGAAGCGTAAAGCTATTTATAAAAAAGAAAAAATTCAATACAAAGAGGTGCAGATAAAGCCTTTTTAAGTTGATAAAAGTAAGTTATACTATATAATTAATAAAATGACTAAGAAGAAAAAAGCAGAGTACTATATTGAGCCGAAGGTATTTAAGGCCGCATTACGTAAGTACTATGATTCTGATGTAATGACGGATGATCTAGCAGAGAACATTAAGAAGATAGCTTATGGGTTAAGTTACAATGCATCATTTATTAACTATTCATATAAGGATGATATGATTGGTGACGCGCTTATTAAGATGTACTCTGCGCTTAAGTATAAAAAGTATAACTTCGATAAAAAGACTACTAAAGATGGTAAGGCCACACAATGCAATCCCTTTTCTTACTTTACTACTATTGCTTACCATGCCTTTATTAATAGAATTAAGAAAGAAAAGAAGCATCACGAGACAATCTGTA